TGAAAACCCAAGAAGGCTGCTCAGCAGATCGGGTAGAATTCAAAACTTCGTTGGTATCGCCTTTCTGAATCTTGACAGACTTCTGGAGGTTTTCGTCTCTAAACCATTCGTTGTAAATAAGATAAACGCCACGGAATGGAAGAGCGCTAATACCAGATAAATTACCAGACGTATTCACGGGCAAGCCGAAATAGTCCCATAGAGAGCCTACATAAGCATTATCAGAGTTACCAGTAACAGTAACAGTAGGGATGACATAATCAGTGCTATCATCAGGGTCTTCCTGTTCAAAACAGAAATTCTGCCAGTGTTCCCAAACAAGGCGATTTGGGACAAAAAAGAAAAACCAGTCCAGATAAATATTATCCATGATAGGCTTAATAGGAGTAGCCAAGCGAGCGAAATAATTAACAGACATACGTGTAGTATCGCCAGGTAAAACCTCATCAACAAATACAGGTATGAGCTTACCTGAATCAAACGTTGTCTTATAAACATGCGAACGGTCGAATTTAGTCCTTTTCATGTACATTGCAGGAGCATCGCTGAAGCGATGTCCTCGAACTCTTATTTTTTTTCGAGCCAAAATTTCACCTTCTTCGAAGTGTAAACCTAATAATTAACCTAAAGCAAATTATTATTAGGTTTTAGATTATTTTTGCGTCACCTACGCCAGTTACATCAAGTAAGTAACTGGCTTCGGTGACGCCTATTTTTGTGTTTCTTCATTATTTTGTTCTAAAGTGTTATTTTTTTCTTGTGTTTGTTTATTACTTACGGACTGTTGTGGTTCGTCGAAGGTATATTTACTACCATACAGACCTTGTCGTTGGAGATATTCGAGCGTTGCAGGATCATTCAAATGATCGATGAAATTCATAGGATCGTGACCGAATTTTGCTCGAACGTATGCGGGTAAACTATAGAACTCTTCACGAACTCCAGACACAAGCTCAAGCGCTGTACTGTAGTCGCCGGGAAGCGTTGCATCTCCGAACTGCAGATAAGCGTATTGCGAACTATCGCCGAGGTCAAGAGTCATGATACCTTTCTGACCGTCTGCATACTTATTTACGATGTAATTGATATCAGTCTCATCTTTTTCATCCTGAACAGTAAGAGAAGGCATAGTAAATTCTATGCCGCAATGGTCATGTTCTTCTACAGGATCGTAAGCAGTCTTAAATCTCATAGTTTCACCTCCTTTCGCAGGCGCCTAGACGCGGCGGGCGTGGCGTACAAAAAAAGAACGATCTCCAAGGAGACCGTTCCTTTTCTGATACGCTCTTTATTAGATTATCATCCGGTAGGACCGTTGTCAATATCTGGTACATATTCTATGGCGCGACCAACCAAGATAGGAACGTGGGACTCGTCACGATTCTCAACGTAATAGCGACCGTCGCTGTCACCGAGATTGCCAACATAATACAAAGTAAAATCTTCAGGATATTTTTTAATAAGCATTTTATCATCGTTAACTATACCTTCAAAAGCTCGAAGAGCGAGCATATCATTGTGGTAAACCTGCGGAGGACTGAATTGTTCAGCCTTAGAATCATAAATGGAATAAAGTCTCAGCGGAATCATCTCCTTTTCTAAACTTAATTAGATACCTGCGAATCATAAGATAAATCGTAGATGATACAACAAAATAATCATCATCAAGACGAATAACCCTAAAACCATCAGGCTTTAGACGATAAGCGGCATATTTACTACCACGAAAGAGAAAGTTAAAAGAAATATCACGCTCACGAAGAAAATTTTTAACAGCTTCAAATTCACTAATAGATATCACCTCAATTCTGACTTAATGATAACACAGTCACAATGTCTTGTCAAGTTTTCTGCCAAGAAAATGTTTATATTTGCCTTCCTGAACGCGGCAACGGTCAACCAAACGCTCAAAAGTGTTGTTCTCCAGATTATGAAGCATCTTCTCAATACGGTTATTACGAATATATTCCATCCAGTGAGGATGCGTTTCGTCAAATTTTTTGTCGTAATAACGAGGAGGACGCATCTTCTTACCGTTAATAACAACATAATCAACAGAATAGCATTCTTCGCCATGATCTTCGAGCCATTTAGCACCTATGCCGGGCCGATTAGAAGCAACCATGAATTCAGGAATGCGACCTTTATAGTGAGAAGGAGCGTCTTTACCTGTCTGTTTTTTAACTATATAGCGAGCGACATAGGCAGCAGAATCAAAGCTAAACTCACCAATAAGATGCATACCGTATTTCCATACTTTGGCAAAACGAGAAGAAGTATAAGTATTATAACCGTCTGTACGGAACCGAAAAATTTTGTCATCAAAATCAATATTAAACAAGATGTAATGATAATGGGGGCGACCATGAAGTTCACCATATTCACCACAGCCAAGAAAGCGAATACCACTGCCATACTCACGACGAAGATTTTTCATGAAAGTCTGATGAAATTTCTTACTTAAGCTTTTATCACGTGGCAAATGATAATCGTCAAAAGTGCAAGTAACGAAATAAGCAGAAGACGAAGAACGGGCTTCGTGAACAGCACGGACAGCCCACTGTCTACTATTTTCGAGACGACAACCGATGCATTGTTTACAAGAACAACGAATGAAGCGGCTATCGCCAGAAAGCTCGGGGTGAGAGGCAAGGCTACCGTAAAAACTATAATGTTGTTTTCCATTTTTTGTAATCGCTCCCTCGACTGGGTACATAAGAATAGGATTATAACAAACCATATTAATCACCTGTACCGATTGTATCAGGACTAAGTCAGAATGTCAAATCCTAAATCCACCTCGTCCTACTCTTTTAAAATTTTTACGGCGAGATCTGGAGGTACGCCGAAAAAGACGGCGAGAACCTCGTTTAGATAAGCGACGTCGTCTCATTTAGTATCCCTCCAAGAACCGAAAAAACGGCTAGTTTTTTTAGAATCATTCTTATTAGCAACTGGCTCAACAAATTGCGCAACATCGGTTTGAAAGTCCGAAGCAACTTTTTTAGCAGTAACAGTATTCGAAGAAGCTTTACCTTTCAGAGCTTCGATTAGATCCACAACTTCCTGGATAAAGGGAACAACAACAGAAACAATAAAAGCCAAAATCATAGTAGTTTTATTAGACATAAAAGTTATCTCCTTCCAAAATAGCGACCTCCGAGGAAGCCTATAACATTTTTGACAGTAGAACCAACACCGCTAGCGACAGATCTAGGAGCACCTGTAAGACTTTCAATATTTTTATAGAAATCACGTTCCATACCTGCCATTTCAGTTTGAATATTATCAAAAGCGGCGGCAGAATTAGCACGATTAGCAGAAGCAATATTATTCAAAATACTAGAGTTAAGATAAGAACCTTGAAGACGCATGTTTTCAAGTTCTAAACGCATTTTTTCAAGTTCGAAGCCAAGACGTTTTTCATAAGTCTGCTCACGCAAATTCAGATCGTTTGCAAGGATACCGTTCTGAAGTACTGTTCCATGGGTGCTCTGACGCACAGAATCGGCTTCTGCGACATTTTTATCAATTTGAGATACTGCAAGGTGCTCAGCATTCTTTGCCTGCCTCTCAGCGGCGCTAGCGGCTTTAGCAGAGTTCATGGTAGAACCTATATCACTCATGCCTACAGAAGCGGCTGAAGCTCCAGATATAGAGCCGCCTATTCCATTAGTTGCGGCAAGAATAGGATTAAGACCAGCTTTGCGCATATCTTCTACAGCCCATTGATAACGATGTTTATAATTTTCGACATTCCACTCGTTAGCCTGTGCAGCATTAGCGGAATTATAATGATTCTGAACAGCAGATCCAAAAACAGAACCAGCTACGCTGCCTAAAGTATCAGAAAGCCATGACATAAAACCAACTCCTTCTAGAAGTGATCAACAAGGCCGGGCGTACCAAACATAGGCATAGGACGCACAGTAGTATAACGGAAGCCTATATCGAGCAAGAACTCAGGCTCACTGGGAACAGCGATAATACGGTCAATAGGTGGATTTTCCACAATAAATTCCTCGTTTAGAGTGGGAGCGTTTTTGAAGAACTGTGAAAGGTGCCAAACGTCAAGGTTACCACCGGTTACAGAGCTACGGAACTTGCCTGTAATCTGCGAAGGTTTATACCGGTATTCAGCATAACGTTCCTGATAGCCAAAAACAGTAGTATCAGCTTCAGAGCCTTGAGCGTAGATCTCACGAAGCTCGATGGCCTGTTCACCAAGATGCGCGAATGTAGGCCAATAAAAATCATAAACAGTAGAACGAAGCCACATCTTATTAATACCCTGCTGATAAGTAAGATCGGCACGAGCGCACACAAAGCCAAAAATATAACCATGTTCAACAAAAGATTTAGTAAAGCCATGAAACTTGGCAGCAGTAACACCATAAGCAGAAAGATTGCCTTGAGGAGAGGTGTCGTCGGTTGCAGAAGTTTGAGCTATCGGATTGACATTTACCATTTTGGTAAAGGAGCCAAGAAATTCCGGACGCTGAAGACGAGCATCAGGAGAAACTACGCCAAAGAAAGAGCGGAGAACTTCTGTATACCGACTACCACCACGAGCAAGGCGTTCATAGAACTTCTGCATCTGGAAAGCAGTACGAAGACTATTAATCGTATAAGATGTAGCTGAAGATAAATCAGCGTACAAATCAGTTTGACCTTGAATATAAAGATTATTAGTGCCAGCCAAACTACTATTCATACCAACTAAAACTGAAGAAGTTGGAGTAGAGCCACCAGTACTAACACCAGAAGAAACAGAACCTGCAGAATCATTAGAAATTGACATAGGATGATAAAAACTACCAGAAGTAGACAAAACAGGAGCAGAAGTACCAATCGGAATTTCTACACCGGGGCCTTTCTGTGTCCACGGAAGAGCAGAAG